GTCACTTCAAGGTCACCTTCAACCACAGTATTGGGGGCCGAGATCGTGACCGGATTCGGACTGGTGATAGTGGCGTTTCCATGGACAGTTGCCGAGAGGTTTCCGGCGACCGTCAGGTTCAGGTTCCCGACCACGTTCATGTCGAGCTCGCCGGACGAGAGGATCTTGATATACGTCCCCGAAGAGTGGACCAGCATCACCTGGCCGGAGGGACACGGAACCGGAGGCATCGTCGGCAGAAAGATCTTGCCCGAGCCGATCACGCCCATGCCGAAGTCGCCGTCCACGAACTGGCAGAGGACGGTGTCGCCGATGGCCGGACCGATGAATAGCCCGAACCCGGCTCCGACATACTCGGAGCTGATGGGGAGCCATCCCGAGAGGATGTTCTCCGGCTGGATCATCACCTTTGCCCGGTAATTGTTCGGGTCGTAATTCTGAATGACGCCGAACCGTGGAAAGGTCTTCACCGACAGGATCCGCTCCGCCTCCCGACGCATCACGTCGAGGTGGCTGACGAGATCCATGCTCACAGGACCACCTGTTGTCCTGTCGGGTGGTTCTTGAGCCAAAGTTCCATGTCTAGCCCCTTCGATTCGTTCAGCCGCCATGTCACGGCGTTGACCCAGAAATCCATCTCTCCCCCCGGAACGAGTGAACTCTTGTAGCGGACGATCTGGGTTGGATCGAGCGTCGGATCTCCCGGCATCGTGACCCGCAGGATATACTCGTGTTGCGAGAGCGCCTTGGCCTTCGCCTGTGCCATCTGCTGGGCCTGAATGGGGGTGATACCGTTCTGTACGTAGACGAAGTGCTGGTAGCCCACGGACGAGTAAAGGGACTGTGAAAAGCTCCCCCCTCCCGTGTGTCCCTGCGCGTGTTTCCCGGAGGCCGTCACCGAATATCGTCCGATCATCGGATTGAATCCCATCACCGTCACCGAGACATCCTTGGCGAGCGTCAGGTTGTGGGCGATGTCCAGACGGGTCACGTTCGACATGGGGTATGCGGTCTTGGCCGTGAGAGCCGATGGCGTCCATTCGATCAGGAAATATCCCGTCGGGGGCTTCGCGGGACCGAAGTTCAGGCTGAATCCGTCCACGTAAGCCACGAAGGGATCCGGGCTGCCACCGCTTCCCACATTTGTCTGGGCGAGCCAGACAATCACGTCCCAGATGCTCCGGTTCCTGAACATGTAGAGGAAGTTTCCGCTGAAGTAGGAACCGACCGGCTGCGTTGTCGCCTGGATGTTGTTTCCGGCGAACCAGGGAGAAAAAGGAGCCAGAAGCCCCTCGACGATCTGGGAAGCCGTGCTGTTCTGGTATTGCTGCATGGCGTCTCCGCTCGTGCGGGAATCGATCAGGAGTCCCGTCAGGTCGCGTCCCGAGAGGATGATCTCATCGGCCACCGGATCCACCACCACGTCGTCCACGCGTCCTACGATGAGTGTCGTTCCCGAGCCCTGGGTACTACCGGATGACTCCGTTCCAACCGTGACAGACAGTAGTATCTCCGGCTGGGAGAGCCACCATGACGCTCCGTTGTAGGGAACTTGCTGTCCAGACAGGACGGCCCGGATCTGGAAGGTGTCCGCCTCGTAGAAGTTGTTGTTGACCACTTCCATGTCGACGAGATCCGTCAGGGGTATTGTGGGAGAGTTCGTTCCCGTACCGAACAGGACCGAAAAACGGGGTCTTCTTCCCTGAAAATAATCGATCCGGTTGAGCTGCTTCACGCCGTCGGCCAGAGGATGTCGATGGGACGTGCCGATGCCCCGGTTTTTGCCGTGAGACCGGATCCTTCTGTCACTGTTCCGAGCACATTCATCTCAGGCGTGATAAACGGTCCGACGAAGACTGTGCTTCCCGGTGTACCATAGGCCTCCGGCAGAAATCCCGGCATGGCGACACCACTCTGCATCGCCACAAAGGGCGGAACGACGATCTCCATCGTAGATGGGACGATCGGCCCCGATAAACCGTTGGCGTTGGCGATCTGGGGCCATTGCGTCGCATCCCCGTAGTACTGGAGGGATAGCGTTCCCAGATCCGTATTCTGCGGGACGATCACTCTGACGGTGTTGGAAAGGGGTGCCGATCCGGTCAGTGTCGGAATGACGATCGGAGCCAGCACCTCGCCTGTCGTCTCCAGGGTCTTCCCCGAATTGATCGTGATCGCGGACAGGTTTTCGGCCTGATAGCTCTGGGCCGCCAAATTGGCCTGGTTGCTGATGGAAGACACCATCGCCGCCGCGGGATTGTTCGGAAAGACACCGCCCAGCGTCGTGATATTCTGGAGGCCATTTTCGATGGAGGCCTTCAGTCCGTCGACCGTGTTCGTGATCTGCTCGAGACCGTTGGTCAGAGACGAAATGACGGAGCTGGAAGCCCCGTCGATCGATGCGATCGTATTTGTCACAGACTGGACGGTAGCAACGATTCCGGCCACGGTGTTGGAGATGGCCTGACCAAGGGCGGCGGCGTCCGCCAGAAACTTCTTGAACGCCGACAGCTTCGAGACCGTCGCGATCTTGGCCGGAGGATTGTTCCACGTTTCGGAGAGGGCGATCAGCCGGATCCGGTAAGGGACGTTGTTGACGTAGGCATAATCCGGCTCGAAGTCCGCAATCACGACCTTCCACGAGACGTTCCCCATCAGGAGATAGAGTGGCTTCCCGGCAAGACGCGCGGCGTTGAGCTTTTTCGCCCGGCTCATGGCGTTGGCTCCCAGGAAGAGACCTCTCCACTCAAGATCCCTGTCGATGGGGCCGAGGGCATCCACGACCCGACCGCCTCCGATCAGATTGTGGACGGCCACCATCTGCTGCCCGGCGAAAGGGAGATGCCCGGGGATTTCCGTTCGCTCGAAGACGAAAGATCCGAGGCCAGGTCCGTAGAGCATGAAGGTTGTACTGGTCGACGGAGATGATCCCAGCGCGTTTGGTCCGGGAGAGAGAAAACGGGACAGAGAGCTCACCGATTACCCTCCGTGCCCGGAAGTCGCGGGGAAGATGGAGCCGTTCGAGAACGTTGCTCCCGTCGGGTGCGTATGTCGTCCGACCATCGTGCGGGATACATGCTCCGCAATCTTCTTCCCGTCCAGATGGATATGGTTGTGAATCACCTGCTCGCCTCCAAACGGTCTCGGTGGCTGCTTGAACCACTCGAACGGGTTGAGGGCTTCGTTGGCTGCGTGAGCGATCGTACCGGCTGTTCTTCCCGGGTGAAAGATGATCTGCCGGAGAAAGTCGTTCGTCTGCTTCAGTGTCGATGTCAGCGTCGGAATAAGGCTATCCGCAAGCTTCTGGAGAGCGACCGAGAGGTTGTTGATGAGCATTCTTCCCTGGACCAGCGGATTGTTCTTCGACAGGACGCCGAACTCCTGATCGATGCCCTGTTCGTTCGATGGGTTCAGGACAGACAGCATCCGCGCATATCCGGGGCTCATGCCGAGCGCCACCATCCGGGATCCCTGCTTTCCCCACGCAAGACCTGCCGTCTGGGTAATCTTTGAAAGGGCTTCCGCCTTTGGCATCGTCGCCTTGACGTGGTCGGCCCATTTGAGAAATGTCTGGATCATGGCGAGCGGATGGAAGACGCCCTTGGCATCAAAAGCTGTCGGAACACCTTTGGAGTCGATTTCTCCCATTTCCCTTAGCGCTGCCATCTGCGGACTCGTCTTGAAAAGGCCGGTCCCATGCATCTTCGGAATCGTGTTGAGGATGGCGTTGGCAAGCCATGTTCCCGACTTGGTGTTTTTGACGCCGGCAGCCTTCATGAAGATGATCGATTCGATGATCTCGTCGGGATCCACGTTCATCATGGCGCGACCTGTCGGCATGGCATACGAGGCGGCGTTCAGCAGACGCGGGAGGCTTTCTACGGACAGGGAGGATGCCCAGTCCGCATAGTTCATGACCTTCTTGAGCCGCGCCGGATCGTAGATCCCTGTCATGTGGGCGTATTCCTGGAGGGCCGTCATCGTTTCGACGGGAGAAGTTCCATGCACCTGCTGCTGGATCATGGCGGCTTTGGCGGCAAATGGAAAAAGCTTCTCCAGAGTATCGATCGGCAGGTAGCTGTCGACCTGGCGCATCCGGAGGAAGCCTTCGGCCAAAGTTCCCGTCCCGATCCCTGTCGTGGAAGAAGCTTTTTCGATCATGGAAATGAGGCTTTTTCTGAGATTCTGACTTCCGGAAGCGCCGGGGTTGATACCGGAGATGGCGAGGGTGTTGTTGATGATGCCCTGCATCTTCGCGGATTCATAGATGCCATATCCAAGAACGCCGAGACCAGCAAGCCCCGCAAAGCCGCCAAAACTTCTCGCAAAGGCTCCGGGCCCACCGATGAGTGTTCCCCCTCCGTGTGGCGTCCTTCCCCTTCCGGATCCGCCAACCATCACAGAAGCCGTTCCCACGGAAGCGACGGAGGCACCGGCGTTCTGAGCGGCTTTCGCCACTTCCGTCAACCGGGTGGCAGACGTCATCAGATGGCGGTTCATCGTCTTTGCCTGGAGTCCGGCTTCCGAGAAGACCGTCCCGATCTTTCCGACGCGCATGACGGCGGAGACGCCGGAAAGCCCAACCGCCTTCATGGATTCCGACAGGGACCGGAGAGACTTTGTGAGCCGGACGACCGAGGCATCCGCCTTGTTCAGGGCTCCCGTCAGCTCCTTGAGCTTCGCAAAAATGCTGTCGTTGAGTCCGACCGAGACCTGGATCTTATAAATGTCTTCCATGCATCCGGTCCTTCAGAGTTTTGGCATACAGTTTTCCGAGCCACTTTTTCGACCGGAACGCGGCGATACGAAGAAAAGGCCTCGGTGGAATCGTTTCCGTTCCCATTTCCTGATAGATCGCAATGTCGAGATCCGAACCGACGGCGACCGAATGACCCCGGACCTCATGACCGATGCTGTCCCGGAGGGCTCCCGTCCGAAGAAGGGGATCGTTCGGCGTGAATCCCTGGGAAACGCGGTCGGCTTTTGTGGAGGTGGCCAGCTCTTCCCACTCCGGGAACGGCCCGGTGTCGGACCGCTGATAGTGGCCGATGATCTCCTTGGCGTCCTTCTCGATCTTCGACCCCACGGCCTCGAGATACGCCTGGTCCCCCCCGGGGTTCGCCATGCGGGAAAGCCGTGCGGCAAGGTCAGCAAACGAGTTCACTCTGGTTCCCTCCACGACAGGGACTGCCAGTCGAAGACGCCTCCCGACAGTTCGCCAAAGGCCACCGAGTATGCCATCAAATCCATCTCCGACAGCGAAAGAGCCACATCATAAGGCACGCCCTTCGACACCAGGGCGAGATACGGCTTCAGAAGTTCTATTTTTTTTTGACTTCGTCCACCGTGAACGTCTTCGAAAAATGTTCGGAGATCGCTTTCGTGACGGCTTCAACCCCTTCGTTTCCGAGCTTGTTGACCATTTCATCGACCGCCTTTTTCGTCGTCAGCGGAAGGATGGGGTCGTCGTCGATGGACTGCACGTGGAGCAGGACGTTCATCATCGCCATGTACATGTCGTTCTTCGAGGCTTCTGGACCCACCACTACCATGAGGTCGAGCTGGTCGGAAAGAAGCGGACGGCGAACGAGGATGGATCGGCCAAGGCTGTCGGTGACGGTGACGGACGAGGCGGCGGAGGCGACGATCTTTTCGGATGGTGTCGGCATCGGAACGGGTTTCATCTTCTGCGCGCATTGGAAACCTCGCCGTTCACGGCGGGGAGGAATGCGCTCTCCTTTCTGTTTGACATTTTAATCATTCAAATATAGAATAAAAATTATGAAGATAACAGTCAACCTCAAACTGAATCCGACGGAAGAACAAGCGAAGGTTCTCTTCGAGACGCTCGAAGCCTGCAACGCTCTTTGCAACGATCTGTCCCGCTTTGCCTTCGAAACGAAGACCTTCGGCCAGTTTCCCCTCCACAAGGCGAAATACCGTGAGATAAGAGGATCTTCTCCTCTTTCCTCCCAGATGATTGTCCGGTGCTTTGCAAAAGTCTCCGATTCCTACCTGGCCGATCGAACCACCGTCCATACGTTCCGCAAATGGGCGGCACAGCCTTACGACGACCGGATCTTTTCCTTCAAGGAAGGGGATCAGGTCAGCTTCTGGACTTTGGCCGGCCGCATGAAGATCCCCTTCGTGTGCGGAGAGCATCAACGGAAATATCTCCGTTTCCGAAAAGGGGAAGTCGATCTTGTCTACAACAAGCGCAGCAAAAAATGGTTTGTCAATCTTGTCTGCGACATTCCGGAACAAGAACCGGAGTTTTCGGAAAAAGTCCTGGGTGTCGATTTCGGCATTGTGAACATCGCCACCGACTCCGAAGGGGAAGTCTTCTCCGGAACTCCGATAGAAAACAAACGTCTTTGGTATCAGGAGAGGCGAAAACGCCTTCAGAAGAAAAAGACGAAGGCCAGCAAGCGGAGATTGATAAAACTCTCCGGGAAACAAGCCCGTTTTCAAACATGGGTGAACCACAACATCTCCAAACACCTTGTTTCGAAGGCCAAACGCACTCAATCCGGAATTGCCATCGAGGATCTCACCGGCATCCGGGAAGAGGTTACGGCCAGGAAAGGCCAACGAAGCAGGTTGCACAACTGGTCCTTCGGTCAACTCCGCTCCTTTGTGTCCTACAAGTCCCGGATGGAAGGCGTCGAACTTTTTGTCGTCGATCCCCGGAATACATCCCGGACCTGTCCGGAATGCGGCTGTGTGGACAAAAAGAACCGGAAGTCTCAAGATCGTTTCTCCTGTATCGCCTGCGATTATTCTGCCCTCGCAGACTATGTCGCCGCCCGAAACATCGCAAAGGTCGCCGTAAACCGGCCTGAGTTCTCAGCCCGCCGCAAGGCGGGTTAGGGAAAAGCTCCGGCCTTCAGGTCGGGGTAGTTTATCAGCCGATCACCACCCTTTCACGGGCGCGGAACCGGAGCGTCTGACGAACGATGTCCTGAAGATCGAACTTTCCGGCGTCCTCCATCACGAAGATGACGCCGAGGAATTTCCACTTCTGGACGGCTCCGGAGGGCTCCGTGATCTGGACGCCCATCGTTGCGTTCAGGACGTTTTGCCCCTGGAAATAAGCCTGCTCATAGGCAGCGATGAAGCGGTCGATCCCCCCTCCGGTTCGCTCGTAACGAAGCGAGCCCTCCCACCGCTGCGGGATGTTGACCTGGTGCTCGAAGCCCGTGGTGATATCATCGGCCGTGACTTCCTTGGTGACCTGCCTCGCGTCGAATGAAGCGAGCTGCGTGAGGGGATAATTCTGCCCGTTCCAGACGATCGACAGTTGAATGTCGCGTCCGACGGAATAACCGGCAATCGGCATTTCTGGCTCCTTCTATCAGGCGACTTGACCGAGGGTGGACTGGCTGATGACGACGGAGGTCCCGCCGTTGAGGCTGACGAGGATGTAAGTGGCGATTCCGAAGTAGGTGACGGATACCTGGATGTTCATGAATCCTAGGGCCTGTTGGCTCTGCGGATTGTTCGTGGAGTTGACTGTGACCTGGTACGCTTCGATCAGATCTTGGTCCTTGAGGTTTGCGAGGAAGTCGTCAAATGTCGTTTCGACCTCGGCCCAAAGCTTCGGCGTCTGGACCTTCCCGTTGAAGATCCCGGTGGCCTTGTTGAAGGTGGCGGCCAGGAAATTCGTCATCCGGGTGTAGTTGTCGAACTGATTGACGGCGTTGAAACTCGTGTTGACGCCGATCCGTACGCCAAAGGCGTTCCCCTGCGGGATGGGGTTCGTGATGAGATCGATGCCGTTCTGCGTGAGCTGTTCGAGGTCGGCATAGGAGTATCTGTATCCGTTCATGGAGGTCTGCGTGGCGATCACGCCGTAGACCTGTTTGTTCAGGGAGCCCTGTGCAGGATTGAGACTGACAAGAAGTCCGGCAGAGAATGCCTGGGGGCTGACAACGCGCTGCACCTGATTCGTCTCGTCGTACCAGTAGATCCAGTCACCCAGAAGCAGCTTGAAAGCATGCGAACCGATCCCGGCGGTGCGCTTGACCGAGATGGCTTGTGCGATGGTCTGGTTGCCGGGTCCCGTGCCGATCATGTAGATGCCTTCCTGCAGACCGAAGGTGACCTGATCGGTGAAGGTCGAGCTCGTTGTCACATCGGCCAGCATCCCCACCTGGCATCCGGTCCCCCGGAGGGCGTACATGCCGGTGCGCGGAGGCCCGTCGGATCCCAGGAGGGTGGTGTCGGTGACGCTCGAGTTACCATTGGTGCCCCCGGCCAGGGTGTAGGTGGTTGTGACATTCGGGGCATACGTCGATTGCGTGGAAGGAAGGGAGGCGGTGACGATCTGGGATGGACCTCTCGATGGTCCCTGACCGGAGTTAACGGCGTTTACGAGGTTCTGCCAGAAGGCCGATCCGGTTCCCCCGATGTTGGCGAAGACTTCCGTCAATACACCGGGGCGCGTGATCGTGAGAGTGTACGTGTTCGGCTGGACACCAGCAGTGATGGCGGCGGTGATGCTGTTTCCCACGACGCCGGAGTAGAGGGCCGTCAGAAGAGCCCCTTCGGCTGGCGTCGCATCGGTGTCCATCAGCTCGACGGATGCCTGCGTGTCGGTTCCGTCGGTGACGCGAACGCCGAAGATCGCGTTTGCGCCCTGCATCATGGCGATGGTGACGGCGGTTCCGAGGTCGTGAGTCGCATTCTGGACTGGGCCGTAGGTGTCCACGAGTTCGGCTGCCGAGCCGATGATGTTCGGCATGTTGACGGGACCCCAGGAAGCGATCCCGACAATGCCCAGGATGTTCGTAGGAACGCCGTTGATCTGGGGAGGGGCCGGTACGATATCGACATAGACGCCGGGAGCGCCGGGCTGAACACCTTGACCGATGAGCATGTTTTTCTCCAATAAAAAAGCCCCTCGGAAAAGGGGCTGTCAGGTTCCGACCGGCTTATGCCGGCGAGAGGGCTGTCTGGACCTTCGTGTTGACGACGGGGACGAACGTCTGCGTCTGCGTGGTGGCGAAGGTCACGTGGTAAAAGAGATCCCGGCGCCACGCGCCTTCCTTCTGAAGAAGGTCGTCCATCGGACTACTCTCGTACATCAGCGTCATCATCGAGCCGTCGGGCAGACTGATGCGATACGTGTTGCCCAGGTAACGGTCGATGTATTGAGCCACCTGATCGCGAAGAATCGGTGACGGCGCCCAGACGACGATCTGGAAGGTGCGCCTCTGCTCCTTCACGTCGTAGATGGCCGTGACGGGAGCCGAAACCTTGGCGCTGACGCTGTACGATCCCGCCGGAAGGGGGACCGTCGCTCCGCTGACTTCCGATCCGGAA